GCCATATTCAGCCAACCAGTGCCCGTATATGGTCGGCCAGTGGTTTGTCGCCTCAAGGCCAGAATAAGCGCCATACAATTCACGCCGAATGTTTGCGATTACTGCCTGTGCTTCAGGGGTAGAAATCAATCGCAATTTAAAAACGGCTGTGCCTACCTCAAATAAAAAACCGTCTTTTACTTTTGATAGGTCTAACTTGTAGGCGCTTAGCTGCATATTAAACAACCTCCTTTTCTTGTAAGGCTTTTTCAACCACGGATAGCACGAACTCTTTAAAAGCGTAGTGCGGCACAGGAAGGCCAAGAACTTGCTTATAGTTGGCTATCTCTTGAATAGCCAACTTATATTTGAGCAGCTCTTGATGCTCTTCTGTGTTGAGCTTAATAATCAACTCAGCCATATTAAACAGTCCAGTTAGTGTAAACGGCTACGGCATGGCCTATGGTTTGATCTAGTTCTGCCGCGTAACTTGCCTCGGTGTTGGCGATAACACTGCCCACGTCTGGCTCTGCCTCGGTCACAACTGCGCGGCGAACCACAATGGTAGATTCTTCGCCGTTACCGTGGGAGATGCGCGCTGCAATGGCTACACGGGTGCCGTCAAAGCTGTAATTGCGCCACACAAAAGGATTGCTCTTGTCTGTGCGAACGGCAACCGAACCGGAAAACTCAGGGGTTCCGCGTGCGTAACGCATTCCGCAGCCTGCCGCGTTGTCGCCTTCTTGGTTTAGGGCAAGGCTAAGCTCCATGCTTTTAACGGTACAGGTGTTAAGCAATCCGTTAACGTAAAACGCCAGCACACCACCTACAGCGCTAACAGTTGCATCCGTTGGCATTGCGGTAACGGTTTGGCCTGCAATTGCTGCGTAACCTGCTACTTCGCGCTCCACCATGTATTCCATGCTGGTTTTTGTCTCACCCTCTTCTGCGATTGACAATGTGGCGCTGTTTGGGATGCCGTCATAGCCAGTCAGCCGACTAATATTGTCGCCACCCGCTGACAAATCTGTCACCGCGTTTTGAAATGTGCGGTAATAGGCGTTATTGGCGTTGGTGTAACGGTTTGATTTTAGCGTAACGCTCGCGCCTGCCGCCTCGGTAGCTGCTGGGGCGATAGTGGTTACAATAGTAGTGCCGCCTGATTTTGAAGCAACGAAATAAAACCCGCTGTTTAGTGGGTTGGTGGTGCCGGAAATCCAAAATCCATCGCCCACGCTAAGTGCGGCATAAGCTGCGGCAGGAACGGTAAACCCATTAACCAGCGTTGCGAATGTGGCAGCGGTTAAGCTGTACGTTGTTTCGGCTGCGTAAAGCGCTTCAATAATATAGCGAATAGCCTGCTTGCTTGTGGCAGACTCAAATGCACATGTAAGCTCTGAGCTACCCTTAATTTGATCGTTCGGGTTATAGCCTTGGTTAAGGTTTTCACTTTGCGACCAATTGACTTTTTTGGTCAGTGCGCCGCTAATCCGGCGAACTGGCTCAAATACTGGACTGGTATTAATAGCGCCTTTAGTGGTTTGCAAGCTGGTCAATAAAACCATATCCCGCATTGATAAAGAGCCGCCTGTAACGCTGGTTGGTGTTAGTGCCATTTTTTAAACCTCTAGTGTGATTGATTCGTACTGATATTGAGCGATTACGTTTATTTGATACCATGGGGTATCTGCGTCCTCCCCGATTATTTCCGGCTCCGCGTTTAGACAAATGCAGTATGGAAGCGCCGCCTTGGTGAATGTTAAGGCCAAAGCCTCGGCGGTTTCCATCGGGGCGACAGATCCGCTTTTCTTCGGGTAAAAAACTTGAATGTAAAAAAAGCCTTGATAAATCCTAAAGCAGTTAGTGGCGTCTACACTAATTGGCACGGGGGATCCAAGACTTGCACGTAACCATGGCTGATTGCTTGGTGTTGTGAATGGCGCGTTAGGGTATTCAACTCGCGAATCAACAAAGCCAGCGGGCAAGTTAGCGCGAAGGTGCGCGGTCAAATCTTTTTCAACTTGCGCTAGTGAAATTCTCAACGGTTAGCCGCCTGTAAAATAATTCTCTCAATGTAACCAGGGTTTCTTTGCTGCAAAGACCACCCGCTATTCAATCGACCAATGTATGGCTGCATGTTTTGAATAAAAATCTTTTTGTATGGCTGCGAACGCTGTATCTCTGCTGTTCCGTTGCTAACCGCTGCCCCAATTGTACCATGATCTACTAGGCTGTTATCCTCGCTAACAAGCGATGCGTTCCAAGATCTAGCCGCCTGTGTTGTATCTTTTGGCGTCTGATACACTAAAGCCGTATCAATAAAAAACGCCGTTGTTTGGGTTTCTTCATTGACAAAATCTGCCATGAAATCGCCTAGGTTTTCGCTATCAATGACGCGAACTATACTCATAGCCTTCGCACCTGCATAATTATCGTTGCGCCAGCAGGATCAATATTAATGTTTTTAATCTGCAACTTCTCAGCCTTGAAAGTGCAAGTTGTTGAGTCTGCCCGCACAGGTATGGTAATTAGTGAAAACTGCGCAATCAGCATGTAATCGTTAACCTGAACGCTTTGGCCGTTAATATCTCGCGCCTCATAGTCTATGCGTATTGCTTTTACTGTCTGCGTCTCGGTTGTTGCCGTTTGGGTTGCGTCATTCCATCCGATCACGTTTAACAAAAGGCAATCGGCAGCAAAGGCCGCGAACTCATCGCCAATTAATTCAGCAGCTAAATCTATAAACTCTTGCGGCTCTGTACTCATTGCGCAATCGTCCGTCTAATCGCTACACCACCAGAAAATGACAGGTATGGGCGAAGCAGAAGGTTAAGGCTTTTTGGCAAAACCCGCGAATACTTTTGACTTGTTCCGCTTGCGTAGGTTACTGATTTTGACATCACCGAAAGCTGTTTTGATTCGCTTTCAATGTCGCCACTCTGACTAATAAGCGATAAGTCAGGAAACAATAATTTATTAAGATGCAACCATGCCGCGTGCGCGTTTGCCTCTTTGATGTTCACCGGAAAACCAAAGACGGTGCGCGGGAATTTTAACGACTGCGTGGTCTTTAATTTATCGTTTGCGAATTCGTGCTCGCCATCAATCCAATCAATAGCGGCCACAACCAAAGCCGCCTCAACCGTTTCAACACTGTGCGAATGCTGCAAGCCGCGTATGGTCACATAGTTGTGAAAATAGGCGTAGTCGCAGTATGCAACCGCGTTAGGTAAGCCCGTGCCATCTTCTACAATTATTGCCATTCAACACCTCATTTATTTTGAAACACACTCACAGAATGCGCTTTAAAATAACGGGGGCGAACCCCCGAAACTTTTACTTTTTAGGCTTTTTTAAATCTTCCTCGGCTTTCGCCTCAGCTAATTTCTTAGCCTCTGCCGCTTCTTCCTCGGCTTTCGCCTCAGCTTCAGCGGCAGCTTTACGCATCGCATTAAACGCTGCTAAGCCCATATGAACCCCGATTAACCGTTAGTGATGATTTGAGCGATACGCACGTTTTTACGTTCGTAAACGCGGTTCCAGTTTGCCGCCAATGCTAACTGTGCATTAGTTGGGGAAACGCCTGTAACGGTGTTGCTGGTGAAAGCCACGCCGCGAGGATGCATCACAAAGTGATTGCGAGTCACAAGAATGTCATTACCTGCCAGTGAATCACGGTCGGTTTCGCTAGGCACTGGAGCGCCACCCATACCCATACCAATTGCACCAGCACCGAAAAGGTAAGTGGTGTATTTTGCTGCGGCATCGCCAGCGGCAGAACCAGCTTTTGGAGTATATGGACAGGTATCATCAACAATTACAGGCAGGCCGCGATAACGCTCAATCTCAAGCGCGCCATCTGACTGCTTGACGAATGAAATGTTATCGATTTTTTTCAGATTGTTGTAAACATGCGAGTGCATGCCAATACCTGAAATTACGTTTAACGCATCGCCAAATGTTGACTGAGCATCAATAAAAACATCGCCGCTCATTTTGGTTGCGGCGGTCACGTTGCTGTTTAGCGCGCCTGCCACGTTGACAGTCATATCGCCAGCATCGTTTGCTACGTTGTCAGCAAAAACGCCTTGAAGAGACGAAATCATCACAGCCTGCATGCGGCGAGCCCAGTAATCAGCCACCAAGTCACCAATGGCACGCATCGGATCATCACCAGACAATGCTTTTGCCAAGTCGTTCACCGACCATGCCTTACCGCGAACGTGTAGCGCAGCAACGTCTTGACTTGCGGTAATAATTGCAGGGGTTAATGCTGCTGAATCAGACAAGATTTCATCCGCGCCAGTTAAATCATTCCAAAATGGCATGTTTATAAGCTTGCCGCCTTGGGCTGC